ATCGCGATTGCAGTGATGAAACTGGCGAAGCAACAGCTTCATCATTAGAAAAACTCGACTGGAAAAGACAAGTGGTGATTGCGGCGGTTTACGGTTTATGTGCGAATCCTGCAGGTATAGCCTCAGCGCCATTAATTCCGGGTATTGCAATGATGATCGCAAACAAACTTGAAAATTTTGGGGTAACAGATGATGAGCACATGCCCGATTTTTGATCGCATTGAAGAGCTGGCATGGTCACGCCACTACCAGAAGATCGTTCGCGAAGAAAAAGAAACGGAACTGGCGGACGACCTGGAAAAAGGTCTGCCTCAGCACCTGTTTGAATCGCTCTGCATCGACCATTTGCAACGCCACGGTGCCAGCAAACAGGCAATCAGTCGCGCATTTGATGACGATGTTGAATTTCAGGAACGCATGGCAGAACACATCCGGTACATGGTTGAAACCATTGCTCACCACCAGGTTGATATTGATTCAGAGGTATAAAACAAATGAGTACAGCACTTGCAACACTGGCCGGGAAGCTGGCTGAACGTGTCGGCATGGATACTGTCGACCCGCAGGAACTGATCGCCACTCTTCGCCAGACGGCATTTAAAGGCAATGCCAGCGATGCGCAGTTTATCGCACTGC